GGCCTGTGTGTTGGCATAAGTGTGGTGTTTTTGGGTAAAACATCACATTTTGTAACTGCCTGATTATCAGTACCAAAGTCTACTTGCTCCACCGTGTGGAGACTAACTTTCCTTGGCTAACTTTTTAAAAATAAAAAAGGGGATCACTCCCCCTTTTCTTTTGCGCTTTCCAGTTGTCCCTTAGTATATATAGCATCAGGAATTGTTACATCATCTATAAGAAAGTGTAATGCTTTCTTAAGTTCTTCTAGTGTAATTCTATCTTCATAATACTCATGAATGTTTTGTTCTAAATAGTCCATAGTAAATAGTTTTAAATTAATAATAGTAAAGAACAGTAAAAGACCTGAAGGAATTAATCCTCCAAGTCTTCATTGTATTCAAATGTACCTGTCTCAATATACTCTAATATTTCTTCTTTATAAGCGTAGTCTATTACTTTGCCATCTTTAAAGAATAATGCATATTGATTTCTACCGTCCATATCCTGTTGGTATACAACTGTACCTGTTATTAAATACCAAGTGAAAATAAGTTTTGCAATCATAGTTTTAAGTTTTAAAATTTAATATAAGTAAAGAACAGTAATGCCTTTAATAATAAAAAGGGGATGTTACTCCCCCTTTACATAATAGATAGTAGCACTGTATTGGTCTTTCCAAACACCATTAGGTTGTTTCCAACCCCTTTGTGTAGTTGTAATCATTCTAATGTTAGGGTGATTATCTATCCAGTAATCAGCATTATCACTATAATAATCACTCTCTTGACGACCCCACATATACTTATTATTACCCCATTTATTTCCATATGCATTTGCTGTTCTGGTAAAATCTTCACGGGTAATAGTTAGTTCATCAAAGTCAATTTTATTGAAATAACTCTCTGCAATATTGTATTGCTTTGCTAATTCTATTAAATCTGATTTTTGTACAATAGTTTTCATAATAAATAATTTTAATGGTTATAAGTAGTAGAGAACAGTAATAAATTAAAAAAGGGGTTTCCCCCTTAATCAACCATAAGCTTGTTGTCCTGTTTATAGGAATTAAGCAAGTAATACAAGTCTTTTCTCTTTAACTTGGTTAATGAGTTCAGATACTTGTTGTCAGGCTTTTGTCCGGACTTAATGATTTCAGCTCTAATGAGAGCAATAATACTTTGTACTAACATAATAAATAATTTTAATGGTTTAATAATAGTAAAGAACAGTAATGTATTGAAAACAAAAAGAGGATTACTCCCCTTCTTGTTTAATCAGTAGCACTTGGAACAACCAATGTGTTCCAGTACTATGAGTTTCAAACTTCTTGAGTAAACCTGTGGTAGTCCATTGGTTTATTTTAGTTTGAGCTTGGATGAGGCCTTTGCTATCTCCGGCAAGTACCTCAATGAAAACAGTTTTGTATTTCATGATAAATGGTTTTAATGGTTAAGATCAGTAGAGAACAGTAATGTATTTAATGATAAAAGGGACCTAAGCCCCTTTATCATTTTGTTGTACTTTAAACTGTAGGTATATTAACCCGGCAAATACAACTAACCAAAATAACTTTCCAAGCAACAACATACTAAGATAGTTTAAGTCTTAAATCCACAAGATCTAAATACTCTTGTGTTCCATACTTACCTTCATTTCTTAGTTGAACAAGTCTTGCTTGAATTAATTCTAAAATTGCTTTCATAATAAATAATTTAATAGTTATTAGTAGTGAAGAACAGTAAAAAAATAAAAGGGGAATTAATCCCCTAACATTGGTGTAAGCATACAAGCCCAGAATAAACTCATCATTCCTATTGAAGCCAAAATGTTGTGGCCAAAAGACATGAGTAATCCAGAGAAAGATCCCAGTAATAAAACTCCAAATAAGTAATAAGCAATTGTTTTCATAGTAAATAATTTAATGGTTTAAGAATAGTATAGAACAGTAACAATGAGTATAGCATAAGCCCCTTGGTTAAGGAGCTTAGCTATTTCTTTGGCATCTATGTATCTCTTGCATATTATAAATCCGCAAGCAGGAGGAACATGGTCAATGTATTCTTTTGCTAAGAATGCAGAGTGTTTAACAGTAGCAGTGTATGCTAATTGTTGAACAGGTTTTCCTAAGTAATCTGTGATAAGTGCAAAGTAAATCTTCATGATAAATATATTTAATGGTTATGAATAGTAAAGAACAGTAATATATAAGAGGGATTACTCCCCCTTATTTTTTAAATTTCTCCAAAAACCAACATATCCTCCTCTATATCCTCATAACACTTACCCTCACCTCTATAACACTCATCCTTCTCTTCCAATAATTCTAACACAAATTCCACATACATTTCTTCACCTAACAATTCAATTAAATTATTCATAGCTTTTAGTTTTAAAGTTTATTAATAGTAAAGAACAGTAATGTATTATACATACATAGATAGATAGATGTAGCACAGCGGCAAGCATACTACATAGATATAGATATGTGGTATATACACATACTATACATATGATACATAGCATAGCATCACATAGCATAGCAGGGATAACAACTTTTTCCTGCTAGAAATATTTTTCTATGCACAGCTAGAATATGACATGGTGCTGCTAGATTGATAGGGGGTAGTCCCAAGCTGCTGAGGCCCCGGGGGGTGTCTAGTATACGACCCCACTCAACCTCAAACACAAAACATTTGTACTATAGAAAATTTAATTATATATTTGTCATGTTATTTAGTTTAAGTTATAAATAGCACAAAGGTCTGGAGTTGAAAGCCCGGGCCTTTGTTATTTTGTGGATTATTAGTATATTAGTATATGAGAAAGATAGACATGGGTAAGTATATAGTACTCATTGGTAATGACGCTACTGAGGTATTTGATTATTACAATGTCCCGGAAATGCACGGGCTAAACCGTCAGGATGCACAAGCTGAAGAAGTAGATAAGACTAAAGGTAATGGTGTTTACATATATGGGCTTACTAACTATGATCCCGCGGATAAAAAACTTACAGGCAAAGCACCCCACAAACCTTTCTTGTTTTTGAACATGGGTACTTTCAAGAGGTATAGCCCTACAGAGAAAGCCACAGCTATTATGCATGAGACTATGCATATGGGTTTGTTACTAAATAACTGGAATATCAAAGACAAAGAAGAAGAGGTTATTACATTTGCCGAGGATGAAGCAAACAAGATTATAGAGAAGTTAAAAACTACCAAGGTAGAAACACCAAAGAAAAATTTCTTCTCAAGAAAGTGAAAATATATTTTGATCACATTAATGGTTTTGGTAAAGTAAGTGATCTAGAGATTATAGTTAATTGTGCTTATGGTATACTAGAAGAAAATGAATCTTCTATAGATGCACTTAAGGAAGGATGGATTCCCTGGGAGGGTAGATGGTATAACGAAAGAAGTACCCGGATAAATCTAAAAGAATACAAGCCTAGTAAAACTACAAAGAAACTATCTAAAAAAATCATACTAGAACACGGGGATGTTGCTGGTAATCTAGAAACTTATATAGAGTTGTATGATAAGTATTGTACATACCATGGATTTAAGCGGGATATTAAACTAGAATCTTTTAAAGACTGCAAAGTCATAGAGTACTGGGCAGATACATTGGTGGGAATTAGTTTATATAAACAGTTTGATACACAATTTGTAGCATATCAGTTTATATGGGATTATGCTGACCCTAAACTTTCTCTAGGAACTGTAGCTCAAATGTATGAATGTGAAACTGCTAAGTTACTTGGCTGTGAATATGTATATTTGCTAGGGGGATATGAGAAGTGCTGTCTGTATAAGTCAAACTATTCAGGCTTTGAATTCTGGACAGGGAAAGAATGGTCAAAAGATATTGAACTCTACACAAGACTAGTAGAAAGGGATGAACAAATTAAGATAGAAAATTATGATCTATGAACCAACCAACAGAATAGAAGTTAATACACCAAAAGGACCGGGGATTATTTGGTTAGTAACTGACTACGGGCATGAAACAGATACTGTATACACTGTGATTATTAATGACACAGGAGAGTTTTGGCAGTTTACTCACAAAGACATAAAAGCAAAAAACAATATTACATTTAACCGGGTAATAAAAAATTGAGTATATTATATAGTACTTAATAATTTATATCATGGCAAAAATAAAAGAACTTACTACAAAACTAGAAAAACCAAAAGTATCCCGTCCAGGTGTACATGCTAAGTCTAAAACTAGCAAATTAAAATCTAGTAAAAATTATAAAAAGTTATATAGAGGTCAAGGTAAATAAATTTTATTTATATTTGCCTATGACTCTAGAAGAAAAAGTACTTTGGGAAAAAGCTACTTTACTTGCAGAAGATAACCTGCAAGCTAGAGAAATTTTTGAAAAACTAAAAACCAATAATATGCAATTAAAAGGAAAAAGGGTTTTATTAAATAAACCAGAAGTAAAAGAATCTCCATTTGAATTAAGTGAAGCTGACAAACAAGCAATTGAGATGGATATGAGAAAGACATGGACTAAGTTAGAAGTTTATGCTATAGGGGATGAAGTAGAATCAGTAAAGGTGGGGGATAAAGTTTATATGGGGATTACTGGGCTACAAGCATCTGAAGCAGTAGAGCTTGAAGATGGAATTAAACTAATGGTTGCTGAAAGAGACATTGCAATAGTATGGTAAATTTCACAGAAGAATCAGAAGAGTTGTATAGCAGTAAGATGTATACACCATTTGATAAGATAGCATCTAAACAGATACCATTAACTGATAGAATTGTAAATCTTGATAGACCCAACTATTATGGTGGTGCAGGAAATACTTATGAGGTATTTAATGTACTAGAAGCTTGGGGCTTAGATCAAGACTTTTATCTAGGGAATGTTATAAAGTATTTAGCAAGAGCTGGTAAAAAAACTTCTAATAAAAAAGAAGATTTACAAAAAGCTTTAGTATATTTACAAAGAAGAATAGATAAATTATGAGTGAAGAATTAGCATTTAGAGAAGTTAAGGTATACTCTTTCGGGGATATCTTAGTAGGTTTAGACTCAGAAGAGATCAATGAGTCTGAGCAAATTATTGAAGTAAGAAAGATCTTTTCTAAATTAGCAGAAGATCTTAAAGATAATTATAATGAAAACAGATCACCAGTAAAGAGTCTTTTGTTTGATCAAACTATAGGAGATTTAACAAGAGCTTTATTAATGACTGAGAAACTATTAAAAATGAAATAATGAAAATATTTGTAATTGTTATTATGTTTATTGTTATTGCTGTATTGTGGTTAATAGCACATATATTATATAAACCTGTGTATGATAGAATATCACAGCAGTATGTAATTAATGAAGATGATTTTAAACTTGCAAATATGTGTATTGCTCTTATGTTATCTATTGCATTATCAATCGGCCTAATACTCTAGCCTGTTTCTTTCTTGTTTCTAGCGTCACAATACAGGCTGAATCCCCGGTTGCATAACTGGGGATTTTTTTGTATATTAGAGTATGGCAGAAATAATTGCACAAGGAGAAGTAAGTGTACTTGGTACCACACTAGCTACAGGTAGTACAGCTGAAGTATCTACTAAAGTAGTAACAATGAGATTTTACAATCCTTTAGCTTATGTACTTACTATAGAAAGATATGATGCATTAACTGCTACTAGTGAAGTATTATATGAATTTAACTTAGCTGCTGGAGATACAGTTAGTGACACATTAACCTATGCACTAAAAGCGGGAGATAAAATAACAGCTTATTCAGATATACCTGGTACATCATATTATGTTTACGGATTAGATTATGCAACTAGTTGATAAGAATGGTAATGTATTTGGTGCTGGAATAGAGATAACTAGTCTAGATGGAAAGCCAAAAACAACAGGGGGAGGGGGTGGTTCACCATCAGGTCCTGCCGGGGGTGATTTATCAGGTACCTATCCAAACCCTGGAGTAGTATGGGCTAATGGATTACCTACATATGATCTAAATTATTATCCATTAAGTTTAAATCCTGCAGGATATATTACAACTGCAGCTCTCTCAGGTTATTTAACAGCAGCTACTGCAGCAAGTACATATTATCCACTTACAAATCCTAATGCATATATCTCAGGTATAACAGGATCAGATGTAATAACAGCTCTTGGTTATACTCCGTATGATGCGGCTAATCCAGCAGGATATATAGATTCATCTGCACTAACTCCATACTTAACATCTGCAACAGCAGCTGCTACTTATCAACCTACATTAGTATCAGCTACCAACATCAAGACCATTAATGGGGCATCTGTATTAGGTAGTGGAAATTTAACCGTATCCAGTGCTGCTGCATGGGGAGGTATCACAGGAACATTGAGCTCACAAACAGACCTGCAGAGTGCATTGAATGCTAAGCAGGATACTCTTGTTAGTGGTACTAACATCAAGACAGTTAATGGTAATTCATTAGTAGGCAGTGGCAATGTTACTATTGGTCCAAGACTATTGGGCTTCAGCGGTATATTAGGTAGTCCTACTGTAAGTAATCAAGTTACTATAGCTCATTCCTTATTGATACCTGCCAATACATTAAGTACTAACAACATTCTGCAGTTAAGTTTTAGAATATACCGACAAACAGGTAACACAGGGCAATTAGTAGGCAGAATATATAGTAACACTACCAATAGCTTAACAGGTGCTACGCAGATAGGGGGTGCATTTTCAATGAGTGGTGGAACTACTTTATATTTAACTTATTGTGAAAGACACTATAGCTACAATGGCACTACTCTTACTACTTTAGCAGGTACAAGTATATCAGACTATACTCTTGGCAATATACAAACGAGTACTTTCAACAGAATGGTCAATCAATATATATTATTTACATGCCAATCAGTTGGAGGCTCTGATATTGGTAATGTAGATTTATACAAAGTATTTTTATATGGATAAGATATTTACACATAACGAGATAGAATATACAATAACAGGCCCCATTGAGCAGGTCAGTGATACTCAACTTCATGTGGAAACTGATAAAGGTATTATCTTAGTGGATGATACTATGGATATTTTTAAAGAATTGGTTTCTGAATAGTTTGTTATCTAAATAATTTTCATTATATTATAGATATAGTGTATACAAATTATTTATAAAAACAAAACGTCATGGATATTTTAAATTTTATTTCTTGGATTAAAGGTGGAAACTATAGAACAACTCTACCTACTGATACAGCTAACTTAATTGCTATTGGATCTAAAGATCCTAGCAGAGATGATAGCTATTTACCACTTGCTGTAAATGCAGCACCTCTACAATCATTGTATAATACAGGTACTGTAACTCAGTTAACAAGTATTAGTACTGCTGTTACATTGAATACTCACTCAGGAGTAATTACTACAGTAGCTGCGGCAACTGCAGCTGGTACACCGGACTTATTTACTTTTAATAATACAAACATTACTGTTGATTCAATTATCTTATTAAGTGTTGAATATCCAACAGCAGGTTCTGGAACTCCAGTGGTAGCTCATGAAATTAGCACATTGGGCGGCCAGACTAGAATAGAGATAAGAAACCCAGATGCATCTGGACCATTAGATCAACCATTAAAGATTCATTTCTTGATAGTTAATCCTCAATAA